AGGCATCAGCAGTTCTTCAACTTTCTGATCTTCTTCTTCAAAGCAACAACGGAAACATTGAACTGGTTGCAGTCGATAAGACCGATATTACTTCAAATAATTATTCTATTGTTGTTGGAGATGATGCAGGCTCTTCAGATTATTCGTTTTACTTCAAGGCTGAGAATCTAAAAATTCTTCCCGGTGACTATTCAGTACGGGTTAGCGATATGGGAGTAAGTCAATTTACCAACAATGACATCGAACTTGATTATTGGATTGCACTAGAATCAGATTCCACATATACAGAATGAACCAATGACTAAAGAAAACTTTCTTTTTGTTGAAAAATACCGACCCCAAACTATATCCGATTGTATTCTTCCTGTTGAAATAAAAACAACATTTCAAGAAATGGTAAAGCAACATGAAATGCACAATTTGTTGCTGTCTGGAAGTGCTGGTGTGGGGAAAACAACAGTAGCAAGAGCATTATGCAATGATGTTGGAGCAGATTACATGATAATCAACTGCTCTGAAGACGGAAACATTGATACTCTAAGAACCAAGATTAGAAATTTTGCAAGTACAATTTCTATTAGTGGAGATAAAAAGGTTGTGATATTGGACGAATTTGATTATTCTAATTCTCAATCAACACAACCAGCACTGCGGGGATTTATCGAAGAGTTTGCAAATAATTGCAGGTTCATATTAACCTGCAATTATAAAAATAAAATCATCGAACCCCTTCATTCTCGATGTACCAATATTACATTTAGCATTCCTAAAGAAGAAAAACCAACAATTGCTCTTGGTTTTCTTCAACGATTAAAATACATCTTAGACACCGAAAACATTTCATATGATGAAAAAGTTTTAGGTGAACTTATTATGAAATATTTTCCAGATTTCCGAAGGGTTATCAACGAAGTTCAACGATATTCAGTGTTGGGGACCGTTGATACCGGAATTCTATCTTCTCTTGGGGATGTCCAAATAAAAACTCTTGTGGGAGCAATGAAAAATAAAGATTTCACAGAAGCAAGAAAATGGGTTATTGAAAATTCGGACAACTCCCCCCAAGAAATTTTTAGAAAAATTTATGATGGATTATATGAACATTTCGTATCCTCAAGCATCCCACAGGCTGTTTTAGTGTTGGCTGAATATCAATACAAAAATGCATTTGTAGCAGATCATGAAATTAACTTAGTTTCGTGTATAGTTGAATTAATGATGAATTGTGAGTTTAAATGAATATAAAAAAATTATTAAACAAAGAAAACTTCTTAGGTATAATACGACTAGTAGAAAAACAGAGAATGTCTCTTTTTAGATCACTAAAACGAAATGGAATAGAATTTTCAACAAAGACAAAATCGGAATTGGTTTCTCAGTTGTTTGAATCTGCTTTTTATAATCACTTTAACGATAAAAATATAAACATAGAACGGGCCGGAAGTGATAGTCTCAAACCAGATATTTTATTTTCTGACACCAACACTCCTCTTGAAATAAAAACAACAAAAGGAGAGTATTGGATCGGGGGGAGTTATTCTAAAAGAGAGGGAGATTTTCTGTTAGTATCGTGGGAAGAAGTTAACAGAAAACCAACGTATTTTGTCACACACGTTAAACTAAGGAAAGATGATTGGGCAGATCAGGGGGACAAATTTTATGGGACCAAATTTACCAAAAAGGATCTTCTCAAAAATGAAACCAAGACAATTTTAATGGGAGAATTATCTGAAGCAAATGGTAAAATTAAACTGATTAAAGAATCAATCATAAATTTAGTTAAAAATAAATGAAATTAAGCGACTACCTTACAGCGATAAATTATACCAAAGAGTCTCTTTTGGACGAAGAATGTAACGTCAAAGATTATACTCCCTTTGTTATAAATAGGTGTTTGTCTTATTTTCCCGACACAATTCTTCATTCTAATTTGATAAATTTTCACAATACTGCTCCAAAAAAGATGCAGTTTGATTATTATGTCAACGTTTTAAGAAAAAGAAAAAGATATAGTAAATGGCTAAAGAAAGAAAACGAAGAAGAATTTCTTGCTGTGAAAGAATATTTTAAATACTCTGACTCAAAAACAAAAGATGTTATTAACATTCTCTCAAATGAACAGAAATGTGAAATAATGTCCATTATTTCAACGAAAACACAATAAACATATATATTATGATAATATGATTGATTTTTAAAGGATTAATGAATGTGCGATGAATATGAAAAAGACGATGTGTTTAATGGTCTGGGGGTTGAAATAGAATTATCCGATAGAGATGATTTCTTGAAGATCAAAGAAACCCTCACCAGAATTGGAATATCATCCAGAAAAGAAAATAAATTATTTCAATCGTGCCACATCCTCCACAAGAGAGGAAGATATGCAATTATGCACTTTAAAGAAATGTTTATTTTGGATGGACTTGAAAGTACTCTAGGGGAAGAAGATATTGCTCGCAGAAATACCATTGCTCGACTTCTTGAAGAGTGGGAACTTTTAGAAATTTTAGACGAAGATTGTTGTGATCCTGAAATTAGCATATCTAAGATTAAAATAATATCCCACAAAGAAAAGGAAAATTGGGAACTAATTCCTAAATATCATATTGGTAATAGAAAATGAATTTTAAAATTATTAGTTATTATTGTGATGTGGATGATTCGAAATATTATGAAAAGTGCTATCATCGTCTAAAGAAAAAACTTGATGAATATGATTATGATTATGATTTGGTTCAGTTGGAAAGTTTGGGTTCATATAAAGAAAATTGCAGGCGTAAACCAAAATTCATATTGGACAAATTAGAAGAGCATGATACCAATATAATGTGGTTGGATATTGATACTATTCTAAAAAAACAAATGATTGAGGCTGAAAATCTTCCTGATGATATCGATATTAGTTTTGCATCTAGCAATAACGATATTGGTGGCTGTAAAGCATCTCCTATAATCATCAAAAATAATTATAAAAGTAAAAGGTTTTTAGAACAGTGGGCCGATAATGTTAATATGTCCAGAGAAGGGAATTACGAATGTTTTGACCACGAAGTGTTGTTTCATGCAGTACAAATAGCAGCATCATATTCAACTATAGCATTTCTAAATGAAACGTATTGCACCTGGCCGGGAAAAGAGAATGAAAATACTGTAATTTTAATGGGGCTTTCAGATAACGAATCAAAAAAAGATTCTCTTAAGAAAATGGGAATGTGTGATAAAGTAATAGAACACCAAACTGTCGGTTTCTACGAAAAATAACCAAGGACTATATTATGAATAAAATTAAAGGAATAGGAATCCCCTTTAGTTGCCACCAGTCTTCTTGCTCCAACAGGAAACCTAAAACATTTGAATGGACGGATGATGATGCCGAAATTGAAGTGTGGGTAGATTCAGCCATTCCCCAAGCAATCAATTTAGAAAGAAATCCAAAAGTAAAACGATATGCATGGCTATGCGAATCTAGGGCAATAATTCCCCAGATTAGAAATATGTTTAATCATGAAGATATTTTCAATTCGATGGTTAATTCATTCGATGGTATATTTACATGTGAAAATGAATTAGTAAAGATGCATGAAAAGATTCATTTCTGCTTAATTGGAAGCAATTTGCCATGGATTCAAGAATATAAAATTCATGACAAATCAAAATTAGTTTCCTTCATCGCTTCACATAAATTATTCACCCAAGGACATCATATTCGTCATGAATTGTATAAAAGTATAATAAAAAATAAAATAGACATTGATGTTTATGGGAGCATAACAGGAAATAGTTTCGGACACAATCCCGGATGTCATCTCGATGGGATTAAAATAGAATGGCACGATAAGAGAGAAGGCATGATGGATTATATGTTTTCTGTTGTGATAGAAAATGATCAATACGACACATATTTTACAGAAAAAATAACTGACTGTTTTGCAACCGGGACCATTCCAATATATTGGGGAACTAAAAATATTGGAGAATATTTTGACACCGATGGTATAATCAAATTACCAGATGATCCCAAAGAGGCAATAGATATTATAACGTCCATAACAAAAGATGATTACTATAAAAGATTAGAATCTATTAGACGAAATTTTGAGACAATAACCACAATGGAATCCGCTGACGATATGATGTTCAGCAAAATAAAAGAATTACATTATGAAAAAAGCAACTGAATATAATGCACATTACATGTTTGAAGAAGATTCAATGAATTTCGACTTTCCAGTTGAGATTCATGTTTCTCGTTTTCATAATAATCAATTCATAACTCTAGCAGATGTAGATTATAAAGTTCCTTTCGACAATCCTGATGCGTTCAAGGTTTATTTAAATACGACTGAACCAAGCACATCACCAAATAGAGAACCAATTGAAACTATAATAAGAAATGCCAATCAGTATGATTTGATTCTCACAACAGATGTTGAAATTTTGGAAAATTGTCCAAACGCAATAATGTTCCCTTATGGAACAACATGGTTAAATACGGGAAAGATAGACCATCCTGATGGTTTTGGAGAGTACGACGAATCCCTTGATGAACTGCATGAGAATAAGAGATTTG